AGGACGGCGAGCCGGGCAAGGATGGCGAGGACGGACAGAGCGTTACTGACGAGCAGGTCATCAAGGCCGTTGCTGCCCATCTGAAGGAGAATCCGCCGCAAAAGGGCGAAGATGGCGAGGATGGAATAGGTATTGCTGGCGCGATCATAGATCGCGATGGCTGCCTTATCCTGACGACAACGAAGGGAATCACCGTGAATCTTGGCCGCGTCGTCGGAAAAGATGGTGAGAAAGGGAATGACGGCGCCGATTTTTCGGATTGCACAATCGACTATGACGGCGAGCGCACCATTACGATTCGCGGCCGCGGTGGCGAGATTGTGAAACGCCTTCCGATCCCGATGGACAAGGGCTATTGGCGTGAAGGTATGGCCTGCGAGAAGGCCGATATCGTCACGCACGCAGGAAACGCTTGGATCGCCTTGCGCGACACCAAGGCCAAGCCTTGCACCGAGAACAAGGACGATTGGCGATTGTTTGCACGCAAGGGCCGTGATGGCACTGACGGACGCAACGGCCGCGACCTTGGGCCACCCGAGCCGGTGAAGCTCAATGCCGGCGCTTGAGCTTGTCACGCAAGCCGAGGCGATCGCGCAGCTCAGGCTAGATGAAGGCGATAGCAATGGTTCTCCGGACGCACCATGGTTGGCCATCTGGATTCCAGCAGTCAGCGAGGCGGTGCGAAGCTGGCTGAAATCTGATGATCGACTCTATGTGCCGATGCGCGATGCTGACGGCGATATTGTCGTCGATAGCGCCGGCGAACCCGTGCCCGAGGAAGACAGTTCAGGCCCGGTCGTAAGCCCGTTGGTAAAAGGTGCTGTGCTCGTTGAGCTTTCTTCGCAGTATCGGTATCGCGAAGGCGAAGGAACTAACGCTGTGCCGCAGGATAACGGCCAATATGGCTATGTCCTTAGTGCCGCCGCAACGTCTCTTTTGCGCGGACTTCGCAAGCCAACGGTAGTCTGATGTCCAACGTAGCAACCGGAACGCTACGCCAGCGCATCCGGATCGAGCAGAAGGTTTCGGTCACCAATTCGTCAGGCGAGACGGATTTCGAGTGGGAAGCGATTGGCACGTTCTGGGCGAACGTTCGGCCATCGAGTTCGCGGGAATTATCGCTAGCGGCTCAGGTGCAGTCGCCAATAGACACGATGATCGTGATGCGATATCGCTCGGACGTGAAGGCGAGTATGCGAGCGGTGCTCGTGCGCGGCGACGTTGATCTGGCTGTCTACGATCTTTCCGCGCCGATCCGCGATCCGGAAACCGGCCTTGAATGGATGACGATCCCGGCGAAAAGCGGCATTTCCGCAGGCTGACGCGTGCGCCGTGCCTTTCTCAATCTTAGGTACACGGTTCCCGAGCGTCGTGCGGTATTCACCGAAGGATTGCAACATCTCGGTTATGAAGTCGTCCATGGCCTGACGCGCGATCCGCGCGAAGGCGACGTTCTCGTCAGTTGGAGCCGAATTCACGAAGGCGACGCTGCGGCGCGAGAGTTCGAGGCGCGCGGAAATCGTGTTCTCGTCGCCGAGAATGCAAGCTGGGGCAATGAGTTCGCCGGCCGTAGTTGGTACACCATGTGTCGGAGCTACCACAATGTTGCGAAGACATTTCCTGAAGGCGGCAGCGAGCGTTGGGACCGGCTTGGCGTTGTTCTCGAACCTTGGCGCAGCGAAAGCGAATATCCAGAAACCGTCATCCTCCCCTCTCGTGGGATCGGGCCAGCCTGCCACCGAATGCCATCAAACTGGGCGCAGACAATTCACCAAGGCAGAAGCGGATGCGATCGGCAGGGCGGTGGCACAACATTCGTCCGACAACATCCGGGCAGATCAAGAAGTCAGGTTCCTCTTGAAGAGGATCTACGGAAGTGCTCGAAAGCTGTGACGTGGGGGTCTGGCGCCGCTATCAAAGCCCTAATGCTCGGCATTCGCGTCGAATCATATATGCCGAATTGGATCGGCGAACAGGACAATACAGACGAAGGCCGTCTGGAAATGTTTCGCAGGCTCGCATGGGCCCAATGGACAATGGATGACCTTGCGTCTGGATTTGCTTTCGATCGATTGCTCTCTTGAGCGGTTCGAACGGGAGTATGTCAATCCGAAAAAAGGTCGCACATTAATCATCGGTTCGCACCTTTACGGAGACGCTAAACAAGACCGCAGGGCACGTTATGCCGACGTTGTGGGGATAGACATTCTTGCTGGTGACGGAGTTGACCGCGTGTTGGACATGGAAGGCGAGATACCTTCCGATCTTGGAATGTTCGACCACGTCGAATGCATGAGCGTGCTGGAACATTCGCCGCGCCCTTGGTTGATAACACGAAACATTGAGCGCGTGATGAATGTCGGCGCGACATTGTTTCTTACGGTTCCGTTCGTCTGGGACTATCATCCATATTCCTCGGACTACTTCCGCTTCACGCAGGAAGGCGTCCGCGCGCTGTTCTCGCAAATCGAGTGGGATTGCGTCTACAACGCGCACTGGCGACTCACGAAGGAGAAGAAGGCAGGTCGCATCAAGCTCGGCGAAGTGAAATATCCATTCCATCCGCGCACTGAAATCGTTTCCTTCGGGCGTCGCATATGAAACTACTCGTCACCGGCAAGGGCGGCCGCAGCGGAAGCTGGGCGATGCGCGGAGTCCAGCTAGGCAATGCGCTAGGCGCCACCGTGAAGCCGCTCGCGACGACGCAGGACACGCGTCAAGCCGACTTGACCATTGTTGTGAAGCGCACTCCGGACTCGGTCCTGAGCGCACTACGCGAAGCCAAGGCGCGGTGGGTCTATGACGTGGTGGATGCATACCCGCAACCGCAATCTTCGGCATGGAGTCGAGGCGAAGCGATTGAATGGGTGCGCGCCAGGATCGAAGCTCTGAAACCAGATGCCGTGCTCTGGCCTACGCAGAGGATGCGCGAGGACTGTGATACTGGATTGCCTGGATTTGTTCTGCCGCATCATGCCCGTTCTGGAATCGCTGTGAACCCGATACGTCAGGAAATCAGGAATATTGGATACGAGGGGCGTGCCATCTACCTCAATGGATGGGAAGGCGAACTTCGCCGCCAGTGCCATATGCGCGGATGGTCATTCGTCATTAATCCAGCAGAACTCGCCGAGGTTGATGTAGTGGTCGCGTTCCGTGGCGGAGAATGGGCTGGTTATGTTCCTAGGCATTACAAATCGAACGTAAAATTGGCTAACGCTCATGCGAGCGGGACGCCATTCATTGGCAATGCCGAGAGTGGGTACATGGAAATGGCTACAGGTTGCGAGTATTGGGCCGATGACTTCGACAACCTTCGCATTGCGCTGAATTGGCTTGAATCGCAGAGCGCGCGAGAACAGATCAGCGATAGATTCAGACAAGCCGCCTATACAGTCGAGCATGCAGCCGCTGACCTTCGAGGTTTCCTAGAAACGCTGTGATCTTCGACATTCTTGCGACGGCATCCACGCCGTGGAAGGGCAGGTTGTTACTTGAGCATGTCTACAGCGGAGCTAGGCAACGCGGAATAGACGCTCGAATGATCTATGGCGCTCCAGTTAGGGAAGATGCTTGGACAATTCTTTATGGCATGGGAGCACCGGATCGGCTCGGGTATGCTGATTGTGGACGAGTAATTGCCTTTGATGCCGGATATTGGGAGCGGAAGTTATCGCCTGATATCCGAAAGTATCGGGTTTCGGTGAATGGTCTGCATTGCCCCGAGTACATTGCAACAGTTCCATGCGCTGGCCCAGAGCGATTGGCTGCATCAGGCATGCAATGCAAGGCGCATGGCGGCAATCCAAACGGTCCAATCATGCTCGTCGGCAACGGTCCTAAATCGTTCCGAACGTTCGCGTCTGGATGGACAGCGGAAAAGTCGCGAGAGATACGCAAAACATTCCCTAGTCGGAAGATTCTCTATAGGCCGAAACCGAAACGGCCGAGAGAGTCTGGAATTGACCATGACGGGATATCAGAAGCGCCCATAGATAGCGCGCTTAGCGCCGTCTCGTTAGTCGTCTGCCGGCATAGCAATGTTGCGGTCGATGCATGCAGAGTTGGCGTTCCGGTCGTCTGCGAGAGCGGGGCGGCCGCAGCCATCTATCCGAAGTCACTACAGAACTGGGAGAGCCAACCAAGCCATGCAGAGCGAATCGACTTTCTTGAACGTCTTGCATGGTGGCAATGGAGCCCAGTCGAATGTCGAGACGGAGGATTCTGGCCTTGGATATTGGAGACGCTTGCGCAGATTCAGAAGTCCATTCCAGCATGCGGTGATTGATGGATTCCTCTCGCCGGATACAGTCCGCGAGGTCAATGCAGAATGGCCTGATGAGTGGACGAAGGAAGACGGCAAGTACAACAAGAAGTGGAATACCAATAAGCTTCCGCCAGTTGCAAGTCGGATAGCGCATTCCATAGATATCGGCAAGATAGAACAAGTTACCGGAATTGAGGGATTGTTCGCCGATCCAGAGCTCTTCGGCGCGGGTTTGCATTGCATTCCTAGCGGCGGTTTCCTGAAGATGCACGTCGATTTCAACCGACATCCTAGGGGCTGGCATCGACGCGTGAATGTCCTGATCTATCTCAATGAGCGATGGGAAAATTCATGGGGCGGCCATCTTCAGCTTGGGATTGACGATAATGCAAAGAACATCGCGCCGATCGGCGGACGATGTGTCATCTTTGAAACTAACGAGCAGAGCTGGCACGGGCATCCTGATCCGCTTGCGTGTCCTGAGGACATACAGCGGAGATCGCTGGCACTCTACTTCTACACGAAGGAGCCGCCTTCCGGAGAGGCGCATACGACGATCTATCGGAAGGCGGCGTGAGAATCAATTTCGGTTGCGGCAGGCGCGTCCTAGACGGGTGGTGCAATGTAGATGCCGTGGTAAATCCGAAGGCTCCGCGAGCACCTGAAGTGCTGCATACATTGACGTTCAATGCGGATGGCTCAATCGTCGAGCCGACTCCGCTTCCCGATGAATGCGCCGACGAGCTGATGGCCGCACACGTCATCGAGCACTTTTTCGGCTGGGAGACACAGTACGTCCTAGCCGAATGGAAGCGCATGCTGAAACCGGGCGGAAAGCTCATTCTGGAACTACCGAACATCGAAGCCGCCGCGCGCAATCTTCTGTCAGGAATGGGATCGCAAATGTGGGAGTTCCCGTTCTATGGCGATCACTCTCATAAAGACCCATATATGTGTCACAAGCAAGGATTCACTCCGGCATCCATTTCAATGGCGGTCAAGGAATCTGGGTTCTGCAAAGTTCAAATCATGCCGCCACAGACGCATGGACCGCGTCCGAATCGAGATATGCGAGTGGAGGCGATCAAGCCGTGATCTTGAAGACGCGATATCTGCGACTCGTCAGCTGGTGGATAAACGCGTTCGGCGCACGATATCCGCATCGATTCTGCGACTGAACTATGCGCGTATTCATGGGCTATGACGAACGCGAGAAGATCGCCTATGACATAGCCTGCCGCTCGCTGCGCCGCTTCTGGGACATCGATCCAATGCCGCTTGATGCCGAACGGCTCGCTGCGAACGGGCTACTGCGCCGCATGCAGGACCGCCGCGGGCGCATCTGGGATTTGCCCAGCAACGCACCGTGTTCGACGGATTTCGCGATCAGCCGCTTCCTGACGCCGATCCTAGCGCAGACAGGCTGGGCGCTATTCGTCGATTGCGATGTCGTGTTCCTTGATGATCCGCGCAAGATGCTGATCGAGGCCGATTCGACCAAGGCCGTGCAGGTAGTGAAGCACGGAAAGCTGATGCGTGGCGGCTTGAAGATGGATGGGCAGGAGCAGACTAGCTACCAGCGGAAGAACTGGAGCAGCGTTTGCCTCTACAACTGCGATCATCCAGCGAATAGGCGTCTCTCTCTTCAGGACATCAACGAGCGACCCGGGCGAGATCTGCATCAGTTTTATTGGCTCGCAGATTTAGAGATTGGCGAAGTCGCGCCTGAGTGGAACTGGCTCGTCAACGTGGAGCCTAAGCCAGAAGCGCCACGGATCGCGCACTTTACGAACGGCGGTCCATTCACGACAGGATGGGCTGGCGCCGAGCACGACGAAATCTGGCACGAAGCGGCGCGAGCGAATCTCAAGAAGGCAGCATGAAGTGCGCCATTCTAGCGACCGGGCCGAGCATGTCTCAGGCCGTAGCGGTTTCATGCGCACTTTTTGATCTGGTCGTCGTCGTCAACGATGCATTCCGCCTAGCGCCTTGGGCACATGCATTGGCTGCACAAGACTTCGCATGGTGGCGAGCGAATCCTGACGCCAAGGACTTCACTGGCCGCAAGTTCAGCTCAAACGAAATCAATGGTGTCGAGCGCGTATTTGGAAACACCATCGGCACTGGATCTAGCTCCGGTGTATTGGCGCTTGAAGTAGCGCGCCGGCTCATGGCTGATTCCGACGAGCCGAAGCTGATTCAGCTATACGGCTATGAGAACCATAACCGCAATGGCTATCACTACTTCGGACGACACGGCGGAACCTTGCGG